ATCTATCCCGGCAGTACCGAGGGTTACCACATCACTGAGTGTCCGCGTTTCGTTTGTCAAAATAAGCGTCCCTGACGCATCCCAGACGGCCAGCCCGTAGTCTGGCTTTGTCTGTGGGAAAATAGAGAAAAAATAAACGTAAGCTGTGCCGGTTGCATTTGGTCTGAGGAAATCAACTGTGATGGTGTTCCCGCTTATCGTCTGGGTGATTTCCACCTCAACAGTGCAATGAACAAAGGCGACAACGGGCTGACCTGAGGGAAATGTGTGCGTCACTTTGGTGTTGAAACCCGATGTTCCCTGAAGAGCCGCTGTTTTTCGAGCCTGTAGAGCAATTGGCGAACTATTCGCGGTCACCCATACTTCTCCTGCCGTCGTCGTCAGTAAAACGCCATACTGCGCCATTTATGACCTCTCGATCTGGAAAATAAGATAAGCCGCAACAGCGGGTTCAGTCCCTGCTGAGTAGTCTGTATCCCCTACTGAGGACACCGTTGCAGTACCACCGGAGATGGAGATCTTCCTCCTTCCCGTTCCCCACTTATCATCGTTCATGACCTGAAAGTAGGTCAGTTTGCAACCCGGTGGAAGCACTACGGAGTAAGAGCCTGTTTTTTCATTCTTGGCCAACTGTAGGTAGCCGCTTACACTGACAGGCTTAATCCCATAGTTGTTCACCCTGCCTGAGGCGTCCCAGGTTTCAACACCGTACTGAGCCATCGCTGTTCATCCTAAAAAAGGGCCCCACCTGAGGCCCAATGTTTACCATGTTCCCGTGATTCTCCCGATCTGCACCCTCAACACATTGTTGGCGTCACGAACACTGATTGTCTGGTTTGTCTGTTTCATGGCTCCCTCTCCGGCTGTCGAACCGTAGTTCTCGAATGTTCCTGATTTATCCAGCCTCCATCCGACAGACCCAGCAACATAGTTGTTGGACTGGATGTAGTTGCCAATCTTGGCGTTATCGATACTGCCATCCTGAATAAACGCTGAGCTGATAAAGACTTGGCCGTTGTAAACGAAGAACGCAGCCTGGTAATTTCCCGGGTCACTTCCTGAGTAAATACCAAACTGATCAGCAGCAAAGACCGCTGTTGATTTGTACGAACTGCCATCAGGCTCGATAGACATGCCAAAACCGGTGTTATATTTCACACCGTTTCGCACTATCCCCATATCCAGTGTATAGGAGGCTTTCGCTGTTCCATCACTGTTTACTACAGCCGTCATCTTCTGATTTACGGCTGAGGTTAGCTCTCCTTCAGGGCCTATCTGTGCCTGTACGTAAGTGGAAAGGTCGGCTAGCCCCTGCTCGGTGGTCGCCACTGTAGTTTTTACGACCAGAATGTCGGCGCGGACTTCACCATACTGCTGATACTGGTGCTCGACAGTTCCGTGGTTCGCCAGCGCATTCGACATGATTCCGTCAAGGTTAGTGTCGATACCTTCCTGAACATTTTTAAACGCATCTGATTCGCGGATCTGCTCATCAATGAGTTCTATCATTCCCGGGATATCAGATGACGCCTGACCGGACGCCTCAACGAATTCAGATACCCCGAAAGCATTCCTGGTACGGACATAAACGTAATACGTTTTATCTGCCTGCAGACCATGAAGCGTCCACTGGTTAGAGCGCCCGAGGAACTGAGCCTGGTCTTCAATTTCTGCCGGATTGACGATCTGATTTTGCCCGGAGTACCAGAATTCAAACGAGGTGTCTGTCGTTGCCGTAATGCGCATGACAGGAACCATGTCAGCAGAGAACAGGCCAGGCGTCCAGATAACACTGGAAGGCGCAGGTGGTGCACCGATAACCATGCTGATTTGCGTCTCAGCGCCTTTCATTCCGTTTTCATTGCGACCGCGAACGCCAAGCGTGTATCCACCGGCGTTCAGACCAAATAATTCATAGCGGAACTGATCTGTTTCGTACTGCGCCACTACTTTCCCGTCAGCACTGTACACGTACAACTCAAACATCAGCTTTTTGGTGGTAGTTGCCGTCTCCCATGTGGCCGTTACCTGGACAGTCTCAGAGTTTGTGTTGATGATGCGCAGGTTCTCCACGTTCGGCACGCGGTAACCGTTCAGCGTATCGTTGGGAACTTCAAACACGGCGCCTTCATCAACAATGGCCTGTTTGTTCGGATCATGTTGCGATGCGGTGATGCTGTAGACAGAATTGTTATCCGTTTCGGCAACGCTCAGTATCCGGAAAAGGCGAATCGCAACGCTTGCGGTTGAAATGGCAAATACAGTTCCCGCCCTCACCCATTCAGGTTCGTTTTTGAGTGTGACGTTGTTTCCGTTAACGCCATCAATCTCATAGCGAGAGAACTTTCCGTCCCTCCCCATAATCGACATAGTGGAGCCGTCCGTTACTACCGAGGAATCAACCGCGTCAACCGTTATCACCTTCCCGGAATGAGAAACAATTCTCCCCCCAAGGCGAGTTCCTGCGTAGTCATTATCCATGACCTCAACGATATCACCCGGTGTGAAGTGGATAGCATCCCGAGCCATCTGGAAAGACAGTCTGCTGCTTTCACGCTTTGCTGTTTCCAGCAGCCATTTACCTGCTCGCCATGCTTGTCCTCGAGAGGTGCAGCCAAACGCCTCCAGAGTGGTTTCGTTGTAGTTCCCCTTGGCTATCATCTCATCGTCGGAAACGTACTCTTTCACCTGCTCCCATCCGTTGTCGGGGTCAGTCCAGGACACTACAACCGCATTGTATTTCTCTGAGCGCTTTACAGAGCTTCGTTTGAACTCGCCATTCACAACGTTGGCGTTCGTGATTGTAGCAATCGGATCCTGTGGCGCGTCCAGCATTACGGACAGGCGCAGGCCGTCCCACAGCGCAATGCCACGGAACATGCTCGCTATCTTGTCGATAATGTCTCGCGCACTCGCCTGCTCTGTGATGTAGGCGTTGAGCGTCATGCGTGGCTCTTTGCCGCCATACCCATCATCTACAAGCTGATCGCAATATTGCGACAGAATGTAGAGTGCGCCATCGTCAACATCGATGTATCCGGCGCGTTTCGCCAGGCCAAATCGGGTATTTTTCGCCAGCTCACGGAACAGCCACGCCGGGTTGTTAGTCCATGCTTTTTTGAAGCCCCCCGTCCACAGTCCGGAGTAAGTTCTGGCAATTGGATCGTAGTTATCCGGCACGTCAACGATCAGCCCGCGAAGATGATATGTGCGACTCGGCGTGTCGGTGTACTGGTCACGGTCGATGACTGAACCGGCAATAGCAGAGAACGGATAGCTCAGATTGTCGTCGGTGATCTCGCTGTAGCTGTTCCATACAGTCCCGTTTGACAGCAAATCGCTGCTGCTGTCAGGCGTGATACGGCGAACGCGAATGTCAAACGGCTTTGCGTCAGGAGCATCAATGACGTGCGCCTCAAGGTACTCGCCAGAGATTTTCCCTGTAATCGTCACCGTCTTCTCCATGACCCAGCCCGACGAGCCAGTTCTGGTCTCGATAACCATCGTTACAGAGGTGTTTTTCTGATTACCCCTGGAGTCCTGCTCTACCAGTCCGGTGACACCAACGTTGAAACGAACTCGGGTTACATCCTGATCCGTAATGGTGCGTACCAGCGGGGTATCGTAAGTGACCTCAGTGTTAACAATGGTCGTCGCTTCGATTGCAGAGAAACCGTTGATTGGCGACTGCGTTTCAGAACCAGGCCTCCATGCCACGCTGACGCCGTTAACGCTGACGTTTCCGTTGGCGTCAGTAACCGGCGTTTTGTTCAATTTGAATGAAGACAGATGTGACTGATCAATCGGTCCGTAAATCGGACCCTCACTGATAAGGTCAAGCACCCGGTAAAATTGTTTTGACTTGAGGTTATCGTCGAGGAGTTTCGGGGTTGATGCTTTACCGCCGCCTGAAGACATAGCGCCACCTTAGCTAATTGATTCTGTCCAGTCCTGGTTGTTACTTGTGTCAATACCGAGAGAAATGACGTTCGAACCGACTTCCATTTCCCCGAGAAGGATTGGCACCGGACGCCCTTGCCCGACACGGTTTTCCGCACTGGTAAATGAGTTGTTCGTTAGCGTGTTTGTCTCAGCCGCTTCCGCTGACGTTTTAGTTTTCATGTTGCGGGACATATAGACCGAGTACGCAATTGACGCCACGCTGACGGCAACCGCAATCCATGCCGCAGCAGCGGCAGTGAGAGCGCCTTCAACTACCGGCACAAACAGGACTACAGAACCATCTTTCAGGTGGCGATCCAGATGCCATTGCATAGCCGATGCCTCAATATCCTCGCCCGCTATTCGGAGCCGAAGTTTTGTATTGAGGAATGCTTTTTTGAATTTGTGATTCTGGGCAAGAAGCAGGCGCAGTCCCTGAGCGGGCGTGTCTACGTTCAGAGAGATTTGGCGGTAAAATCGGCGTAAATTGCCCGCAAATTTAAAGATGAGCACTGTTCATGTCTCCATATGGAATGCATCTGCTTAACGTATGCCGGGCGCATTGGTTCTCTCCGACTAAGGTGTCCGGCATGGTCGTGATGAAGTACCATGTTGCCATCGAGCAGAATCATTGCGTGGCAAGGGTCGGCGCCGGGGAATGGCTGCCTGATTATTACGTCACCTGGCAGCGCTTCTCCCGGCGATACCTGACAGAAGCCATTACGCGACATGTTGCTCAAATAAAGGTTCTCCCCTCTCAGCCACCAGCCATTCGTCCTTTCGAAGTCAGGGAGGTCAATGCCGCACAGGTGATACGTATCACGGAATAGCGTGTAACAATCAGTCACTCCGTGCTCGAACCGCCTCCCCAAAAGGTAATCCACCGGCCTGAACGTTCTGATTTTCCCGTTGCAGGCCAGCACCCATGGAAGGCCCGATGCAACCTGGCATTTACGGTCGGCGCCGGACAGAACCGGGCTGTTCATTGGGTGAGAGTGGAATACCGCAGTCACCTCTCCAGCCTCCTCGGCCGCCAGCCAGTCATCATCACTGATCCGGAAGTGCTTTCCGGGTTCCGGGTGAACATTCCGACAGCGGAACAGCCGTGCGCCGTCCAGGATTAAGCCGCACACCTCATCCTGCGACGATGCCGCATAATCGAGTAATTCCTGCATCATGAAACCTTCTGAGAGCCGGGGAAGCTGCTGATTGGCATTGGTTCCGGTCGCGGATAACGGAAGCGGCAGCCACTACGGCGGTGAGAGCACTTATCTTTCGCCGGGTCAGTGGTTGGATTGTCGCGCTCATCTGCAACCGGCGGCCCGTCATATCCGCACCCGACGCCGCGATACTGCCACTGGCACACGTCGGCAAGGATGGTTCGCGCCGGGATGATAGCGTTGTCGCAGTCGATAGGTGTTGCCAGCGTATAGCTTACCTGCTCAAACGTCTCTTCCGTCATCTCCTCAACAACGTAGCGGGAAATCGCTTCCTGCGTCGGATCTGCGTCAGGGTTGCCATTGGGGAAGTTCACCGCGTCCAGGTATTTCACCGGAACCTGACGGCGGGTAATCACTACCCCAAGCATGTCGTCGAAGTCATGGTTTATGCCCGTCAGTAAACCTGTGACGTTCGCCACCACCATTGTTGGCCGGGCATATGTGCCTTCGTTCTTTGACTCGAACCCTTCGACTGCTATCGGGTATGCCTGATACTGATTACCCTTCCAGATCACATTTCCGTAATAGCCATTGGTGCCGGAATGGAACCGGATAAGGTCCCCGCCAAATGGCTGCAGGTCTGCTTCAAAAAGGTCGATGAAAGCCCCGACTCCCGCATCGACACTATCGATAATTAAATTCACTGGTATGTCGCGCACGGCAAACTCCCATTTAAAAAGCCACCCTGGGGTGGCTTATCTTGGCACTTGTTCAAATGTGGCCGTTAGTTCGTATAGCGGCCCGGTCTTTGTCATGCTCCATGAGCGGCAAACAAACAGTTTTTGCACTCCAGTATCAGATGGCGTCCAGTAGAAAGACTGCACCGCCATACGTGCCTTTAGGAAAGCATCGGCAGCTTTCGCAGCATTAGGCCTTGAGCATTTCGCATCATCCACGCCTGTGAATGTCAGCGAGTATTTATCCATCAGAGGGTTAATGCCCTTCGTCTGGCGCTGCTCGTAGCCATCGCCTAGCTTGACGACTGCTACGTTAGGCGTTCGTTCGACGCTGTAGCCCTTCTGAGGTGTCCATGTGAATATTTCTGGCATGATTACCTCCGTAGTAACCCGTTAGGACGCTGCTGGTCGCGGATGGTGTTCAGGCTCACCTGCTTCATCATCTGCAACATCTTCGCCATAGTCGCATCGTCAATTCCACCGGTAGTCTCAATGTGAAAATGAACCTCCTGCTGAATTACTGAGCCACCACTACCGCCGCTCTGCATATCCCGGTTGCTAATCACCCTGCCGTTGTCACCCGGTATCATGTACTGGCTGCCATTGTTGGCCTGGTAGATTTCAGGTTTGCCATTCTCGCCAACGCGGTACATAGAGTTGGCAGAAACCGGGCCACCGTTATAACGAGCGCCAGCAATTGCCATTCCTTTGGCGGATAACAGGGAGCCAGCGTATGCAGTCTGTCCCACGGCTGCTGCACTACCCAAGGTTGCAATGGAGGCGCTAACAGCAGCCGGAGCCCATGCAGATGCGGCAGCTGTTGCCTGGGCCATAGTCGATGCCAGTGATGCGGCGGCAGCGGCCTGCCCCATTAACTGGCTCTTGACCCACTCAATCCCCATTTGCACCAGACTACCGACAACACTGTTGAGGATTGTCGTGCCGATGTTGGCAAAGGATTCTTGCAGGCTTTGGGTGCCGTTGAGCAGCCCGGTAATGGCATTGGTCGCCCCCCCCTGGAGAGAATCGATAGCGTCAGCCATCAGCTGATTGGTCGTGCTCTGGTTGCGGTAAATCTCCCATTGCGCCGCAATACGAGCCTGCTCATATTCGGTATTGGCTGCGTTCATCAGCTCGAGGCCGCGCTGAGTGATCTGACCTTTCTGCGTCTCAAACTGCTGAATGAGAGCCAGTTCCTGAGCATGCTGATTTGCCAATTGCTGAACCGGGTCGATTTCACCAAGAGCAGATTGTTGCGGAGTAACAACCTGTTGAGCTCGAATCTTAGCCAGGTTTACCTGGTGATTTTCCTCCAAACGTTCGGCAGTTTTATTGTACTGATCCTGGTTAATCTTCTTGGCTGCCAAGGCTGTTTTAAGGTCCTCAACATCTTGCTTATAGCTGGCGTTTTCGCGCGCTTCCGGCAGGAGTTTCTCGGCGGCGGCCTGAGCCTTGAGAGCGTTTGCGGTATCCCATTTTGCAGCGGCATACTGCCCGGCCAACTCGAGATCTTTTTGAGTTGCTGCTGCACCCAGGGATTGCTGGGCAGTAAGGATGGTCTGCTCACGACTGAGTTGTTGCGTAGAACCGGCTGCCAGTTCTGCTTGCTGCTTCAGATTCTCCAGCTTCTGAGCAACAGATTCAGCAGAAGACGCTGATTTTTTCCCCTGCTGCTCACTCTCTTGTTGAGCTTTTTTCCTGGCTTCTTCTGACTTCTCTAAATCATAATTTTCAGCAGCCAGCCTTCCTGCCGCTGAGATTTGATTCTGATTATCCGTTACCTTTGCAGCCTGCATCCGGGCCTTGGCTATTGCGCGTTCCCTCTCGCCCCGGATTTTTAGTAATTCATTCTGCTCCTCAAGAGTGGCGATAACTTTATCGCCCTCCTTTGTCGCCGGAGAAATCTGCAGCGCTTTTGGATCAAAGCTTTTCGCAGCCTGATTCGCTCGGTTTATTTCATCAGCTGTCTCACCGAAGGCTTTAGCTACTGCACCCTGCACTTGCTCGAGGGACCATGACTTTTCGATGAGTTGATCGTGAACTCCCATCGCTGAAAGCATGTTGTTGGTTAATGTTCTGGTAGCTTCCGCTGCCGTGTCTTCAGTTCTGGATAGTTTTTCTTTTGCCGCCTGCAGGTCACGCGTTTTACGCGCAAGCTCATCTGATACTTCAGACTGGCGCTGAGCAAATTCAGTACCCTGCCCCATAGAGTCAGCATATTTTTGCGCTTCTGGTGTGAATTTGCTGTATCGCGTGGTGAGCTTGTTAACCTCAGCCTCAAGCTCGGCAACTGCCTCTTTTTGCGCTCGGATAGATGTGTTGGCATCCCCTATGGCCCCGCGCAGCTGCGTATTTGTCATTGAGCTCATTGCAGCGTTGAGCCTATCAAGACCATCAGCAAATGCGATAGCTTCTTCCCTTGCCTGCTTAGCCTGCTGCCACCAATAGAAAACTGCTGCTGCCGCTATCATGGCTAATCCAGCCGGCCCACCAATCAGGCTTAGCGCACCCTTCATCAGTGTCAGGCTTGCTGCTGCGGCTCTGTTAGCAATAACAACCGCTTCCTGTGAGGCTATGTATCGACCATTAGCTGCAGTTGCAGCTCCGGTAGTGGTCGCGGCTGTAATTCTTGCTGCTGACAATTCAGCTTCGGCTTTAGCAATAGCTGTTGCTCTGGCTGTTGAAGCCGCCGCTTCTACTGCAGCCAGTCTGGTTGTTAATGCCGCGCTGGCCTGCTGGAGTTGCGCCATTCGTGTTGCTGTGGCGATTCTCCCTTGGTCGGTGATTTGCGCTTTTAGTCGCGTTACCTCCAGCGCCTTTTCGGATTCAATCTGCGCAATCTGTGTGCGTATTGTTGCAGCACCAGCAGTGGCTAGCTTAACCTCTTCCACGCTTTCAGCGTTGGTTGCCTTAAGTGTGTTCAGCCTTGCTTGAGCCACATTCAGTGCAGACACAGCCGCACTCTTATCGGCCTGAGCAAGCCGTAACTTAGCCGCCGCCTCAACCTCAGCATCTTTCGCAGCCACCTTAGAGGCATTGGCGCTGGCAATAGTTGCTGCGGTATCTTTTACTTTTGCTGCCGTAGCCATTGCCAGAGCGCCAGCAAAACGCGATCCCATGATCAGCCCTAACCCCACAAACACCGTAGCCAGTGTGTTTAGGTTGTCACTAAGCGTGACGATGGTGCTGTTGAACCCAGCATATGCCGATTTAATGGTTGATGATTCGCCAACAAATTTAGTGACGTTGTTTGATGCAACCTCAAATGCCTGTCCAAGTGTCATGGCTGTTTTGGCAAATTCTTTTGCTATCTGATCCCCTTGCGACAGGAGGCCATTAACCACGACGTCCGTAGTGAGCTTACCCTCCGCAGCCATGCCGCGAAGCTGCCCAACGGTTACACCCAAAGAATCGGCAAGCGCCACAGCAAGACGCGAGCCGTTTTCTGAAATGGAGTTAAATTCTTCACCGCGCAGCACACCAGACGCCAGTGCCTGGGAAAGCTGAATCATCGTGGAGCTAGCTTCTTGCGCGGTAGCACCGGAGACAGCAAGGCCTTGGTTGATCGTGGTTACAATGCGCGACAGGTCTTCCGTGCTAGTTCCCGCGCTGCGAGTGGCTCGCTCCAGTCGACCATACAACGCAGCCGTTGCATCAAGGCTCGACATTGTCTTCTGCGAAATATCGAATATGCGCTGCGTAACATCAGCCAGTTGCTCATTAGGGCGAACGGCATTAGCAAGTTTGTTGTTAACCGTCACCCAGGCGTCCGCATATTGCGCCACCTGTTGCACGGATAGCGCTGCCATCACCCCTTTAGCGACTCCGCTCAGGCTGGACATTGTGCGCTCCAGCGACCCGATTGAACGTTCGGTACGGCTCACGCTAGCTTCAAGGCGGCCCATACTGCCATTCAACCCATTCAGTGCGGCATCAACATCGCGGCGCCCTTGCAGCAGGCGAGCCGTATCCATATCCACTTCGTATACGATTGTTCCTGCGCTAACAGTGCCAGCCATTATTTATCTCCGGGCAATAAAAAACCCCGCCGGAGCGAGGTTTGTTTTTATTTGAAAATTCCGAATAACACCAACATGAAAATAAGCAAAATCCCTGCTCCAATCCATTGCCCAATGGCGTGAACTGAACTATCCCTTTCCACAATTTCGCGATTAACTCTATCCGTTTTATCATTAAGATCGTTTACTGCAGCTTGCATTTCTTCAGCATACTTTTCCGACAGTTCAATCTGAGCTAATGATGGTGCATAAGAAATAAACTCATTGAACTGATCAGCGATATCCAAAGATGCAGTGTGCGCGTTTCCACCATTTGATATTACATCTTGAATTTCTTTGTTTATGATGGCAACCACTGCCCTTATCCGTTCTCTATTCGCCGTGTACTTTATATTGCCATCCGGCAGTTCGACTTCTTTATAATAGTCCTCAACACTGCCAGGAATTTGAATTGCCATACCCCTACCCCCATTGGTAAAAATGAACATCCTACCCAGGAATAGCACAGGCGCAACGGAAAAGGATGATTTATTGTTCTCAGGGTATCGTTGTATAGAAGGTCGGTTACTTCTTTTTCGCATTCTCGCGTCGAACTGCCTGTTTAGCCAGATATTCATCGGCGATGCTGTCGTACTCTTCGCGAGTAAAGCCTTTCTGGTCAGGATATTTAGCCGCCAGCAGCATCTGAAATTCGGTCATCGTTAACTGAGAGGCTTCAGTGCGGTTCATTCCGAAGTGGCTGCGAGCTGCGCTGATGTAGTCGAATGCTTTAAACTCTGTAGTGCGCTCGCCTGTTTCATGGCGCTGCAACTGGCGAACCTTGGCTTTTCCGACGATGCCGTGCTGCATGAGGTGCTGCGCCAGCACGATGATGTCGTTCTTCGGCATCTGTCCCGGTCGGTATACGACGCAATGCCGCCATCCCTTCCATTCGCCGATCATAGGCGTCAGGTCTTCCTCGCAGCACGCCTGAAGCACCAACATGCACGTTGATAAAAGCTTCTCAGTAGCGCGGTTGAATGATGGAGATAGCCATTCAGGAAATCCTCCCAGCGTGGCAGCGCACACATCAATGAGCTGAGCGACATCATTGCCGTGGATGGTGGCGTACGCCTGCACAATCTCTTCCGGAGTGCCGATCCTGGTCATGGCCTCGAATGAAGGCCGCAGCAGGTAATCTCTCCCGCCTTCGCGGCTGTCGCTGATAGAGAGTTCGCCAATATCGGTTAAAGCGGTCATAGGCCTTCCAGTAAACGGTCATTATCAAGGGCAGCACGCCGCCCTTTGGAATGTCCGTTAGGTAACGGTAACCGTATGCACGGCCACAAAGTTGCCATCTACGGTGTTGATGATAATCTGCGCGCTGCCGGTGGCGACGCGCGTCACGGTAACGGTGTTGCCGGATGCGGTGGCCGTTGCTTTGGTCGCATCGGTAGTCGCCACAGTGAAATCTTTGTTGGTAGCGCCGGTTGGTGCGATGTTCACCGTGAAGGTGCTGGTACCACCCGCCGTGCCGGTGCTGGTTGTCGGAGTTACCGTCACGCCAGTCACAGCAACCGCAGTGATTTCGTTCACTTCGATGGTGCTAGCGTCGCCGACTTTGAACTCAGTGGAGAACGTTACGATGTCGTTACTACCTCCGTCTGAACTGAGCGCACTGATATTCATATAACCAACAAACTCTACCGGGCCGTAATCCATTCTTACCCACATTCCAGGCTGACGTTTCGCTTTTAATTCTGTAGCGAAGTAGGTAATGAATTTACCAATGCCATACTGGTCGAGCTTATCCTTCTTACGAACCTCCCCCTCGAAGCTGATCGTGAAGTCGCTGTTAGTGATGATTGTCTCTACGTAGCCTGCCCCATCATCTGCGTCAGAAGTTACTGAGTTAGGGTTGAAGTCGAACCCTTTAGATGTCCCGGCCGCTAACGCCATCCATTCCGATTCTTCCGGCTTTACATCTGGGCAGCCATCAGCCACTTCGAGCACGACGGCAGCTCCAAATAGCCGCTCATTTGAGTTACTGCAATTAGCCATGTGAAACTCCTCTTTGACGTATAAAAAAGAAAACCCGCCGGAGCGGGTTATTTGGTTGGGGATGGCTATTCGCCGTAAGTGCAGGCGAACTGGAGTCGGAAGACTATTCGCCCTTCTTCTGTGAGCACCGGCGCGGGGATTGCGCCCATGTTCTGGATGTAGCCGACGCACTCGTCAGCCATGGGGTTGGCCTGGACGTAATCGACGATACGCTGCACGGCGTTGAGCGCGTCTTTGCGCTTATCTTTTGCGCCTACGACGTCGACCAGGACGTGATACTCAGAACCGAGGTCAGTTCGAATATTCGACCCGCCATTTGGCCTGAATACCATGATCGCCTTCGACAGGTCACCTGGGTCGTCGTACATCAACTGTTGCACCGTGAAGCCGGTAGTTAGCCCGGCGTTGCCGAACATATTGCGCACCCGCTCGTGCATCATGGGTGTCATAGCGAAAGCTCCTTGCGCATCACCGCGTCAACGTTATCGCGCTCGTCATTCGCACCTTTGGTCAGGAATTGAGGCTCACCATGGGGATCCCAGTAGTTGCCAGTTCCTGTCCCGCCGCCGAACTCTTTCGGTTTCTGCGGTCCGAACTCAGAGCGGTTACTGGTCACGCCAAAGTGCGCACGCGGCTGGCCTTTCAGTTTGCCTGACGCCTCATGCACGTACGCGGCATAGTTGGCTGAGTAACCGACTCGCCCGGTGATGAGCACGCCGCCAGCGTCGATTTCGCGGAACTGGCTGTTAACCAACGTAGAGGTGTCGATCGGAGTGTAATAGGCTGCCCGGGTACCGATAAGCATCATCGCCGACTGCAACGCGCGAATTACCTTGCGGCCCTTAACGTCGTTGATAACATCGTTCAGGTGCTTCTTCGCCTGGCTGATGCCCTTCACTTTGATGCCCATGGCTACACTCCCGTCAGGATGGCGTAATCATCCGCCAGGCGCTCGAATGTGTCGGCGTATCGGATAACCTGCCGCACCTCGTCGGCACCGGCCACAACCGGGTCAGCCTCGGTCGATGCGCCAATCAGCAGGTAATCACCCGCGGCAGCCAGCGCGAACTCCGTCCATACGGTGTTCTTCACGACGATTTCTGCGCCCAGGCTGGCTAACTTCTTGCTGAGCCCGCCCTCGTAATCACAGAGGATTTGCTCAGGCTCGGCATAACCCAGCGGATCGCCGTATTCGTCATTGCCTTCCAGCTTGCGCCAGATAGTCGCCGTCGCGGTATAGCTCCACGAAGCCGCAGATGACATAAGCTATTCCCTCCACTTCACAACGACAGCGCCGCTTTCACGGATGCGCCTGCAATTAATTACCCACTCACCGTCAGATTTAACGTAGCCGGTCGTCTCCCGCCCGGTGTCGGTCATCACCCAGACGCGGGTGAACGAACGCGGCAGGCCGTGCTTAACTGATTTGTACGTCATCACTTATCCCCGCACATGCAGCCGCCCTTCCCGATCCAGATACCAGCGAATGCCGGGGTGGCGGTAGGGTCGGCAGGAATAAGAGCAGTGGCACAACCGTATTTATCCAGCCCCCGCAACAGGTTAACCGAGGCCTTCCAGCGATCGGTGAACGACTGGTATCGGAACGAGCGCGATGCACCACTCGGAGCTGTCTGGCTGGAGATGTATTTATCCCCCTGCCCGAGCCCCATAAGCGCCAGCAGATAGAGCTGAATCAGCAGCGCTGTCGATGCCGGATAATGAGCATCAAGACACTCCTGGATGCTGTTGGCCTGGTCGACGAGAGCCTGAAGAACAAAATCGGGAATGGTAATTCCCTGGCTCTCCAGATACTCCTTCGCCTGTTCGAGAGTTACCATTATCGACTCCGTGAAATACCCCGCCGGAGCGGGGCATAAAAACCCGCCTTATCGGCGGTTGTTATTCAGCAGGGAAAAGCTTTTCGAGTTCGCCATCCGGCAACAGCTCACTGAGCTTATCAGCGCCCAGGGTGCCTTTGAACTCAATGCCCAGTTCAGTAAGGCGGTTCTGAATAATCTCTTTGCGAGATTTCTCACCAGTACCAGCATCAGGTGTCGCAGGTTTCAGCTCGCCACCAGCCTCGCCTTTCATCAGCCGAACGTTAGACTTTAACGCCGGATGAAGCTCTTTCAACTCCACCACGTCGCCAACCTTTACGCCGAACCATGGGCGCACAACTTCGTATTTAGCCATGCTGTTCCCTTACGCCAGGTTAGCGCCGTAGACAACGCCGGACAGGCCCTGATCGTCTGCGGTAATTTGCAGACCTTCAGCAGACATGATCTGGAAGTTGTAGTTAACGTTAGGCAGTGGGCGCGGCAGCGGAACAACGCCTACAGCCATACCCACCAGTGGAGAGATCACGTCACGGCGACGAACGTACGCGATAAACTCGTTACCGGTCAGCGCGAAGCTCATGCGGATTTCTTTCACCGGCGCGAACGGTAGAACCGCCTGCAATACAGTGCCGCTTACAACGCCATTCACCACGTACGGCTGTGCCAGGTTTGCCCAGATTTCCGGGGAAACCCACATCACATCGTATGCGGCGACTTTGTTGGTGCGCGCGGTTGTACCGAATGCCCCTTTACCGAAGAATGCGAAGATCGCAGTCATATCAGCGGTGGCCAGGTCGATGTTCGCGCCACCAGCACCAGATCCGAGGTTAATCTTCTTGGTGTTGCGGTGGTTCTTGATGCCCTGCGCAGGATAGGACTGAACCTGAATTTTTGAATCGCCGTTCAGGTAGTAGTTGACGCGCTTCTGGTTGAACTTGCGCATCTTCGCCATCTGCGAATCCAGCACCAGATCAATGCCTACAGAGTTAAGGCCAGCAGCATGACGCCAGTTAACACCGTAGCCAGCAGTGAATACCGGAATCGGATCACCGTCGCTCGCGTAGTCAGTGTGATCGAAGGAGAACGGTGCCTGACCATCAATGCTTACTGATACGTCGTCAGCGATGTCGCCGACCACGTTATACAGCTTGGCGGTTTTACCAACCGGCAGCACGGTCTGAACGCCGATCAGGTCGTTCACGATTTCCATGCCAACTTCCTGATCCCGCAGCTGCAGCACCTGGTTGTCAATCTCAGCCCAGAAGTCACGGGAGAAACCGCCAACAGCGTTACAAGCCAGCATGTCAGGCGTCATCATTGCGCGGTTAGCTGCAATGATGGAATCGTTCTGCAGGTTCCACATGTTGCGGTTTGCCCACAGCTCGCTCCAGTGCCCGCCGAGGCGGGAGTTAGTCGCCAGCGTCTCTTTTGAGAAGTACATATGTGTTTGTCCTTTTGTTACGCGCCAGCTGCGGCGACAGTGCCAACGCGCATGCGCACGCGAATGAAGTCGGTGGTGCTGGCGGCGATGGTGTATTCATCCTGGCTGTAGCCGATCACTGAATCGGTGTCAGAGGTGGCAAGGGTGAACTGACCAGCCGTGCCCAGCTTGATAGGGCTGTCTTTCTTATACGCACCAGGCAGGCAACGTAACGCCAACTCACGCCCTTCTTCGACGTAATTGCCGACAGCCGAATCACCGGCAGGGATTGATTCGGTGATGGTCAAGCCCTGGTGATAACCGACATCGATGATGTACAGGCGGCCGGTTAGCGCGGTGGCCTGAGCGAATTTATCGGATGAGTTGATGGTTGCGGCGGTGCCCGGAAGCAGCGCAGCGGCCGTGGTGCGGGTTTCGGTCTTGTACAGAGACTGACCGTCGATATTAACGCGACGATAACGTGGCATTATTCCGGCTCCTTACTTGAAATGTTCGTCTGCGGCAGGTGCGCCGGTTTCTTTGTGCTGCTGAGCATTGTTGGTGCCCAGCGGCGCAGCTTCGCCCAGTGACTTGAACATGGCGTCTAGAGCTTCGCCTGACAGCGCGTTTGCCACGATGTCGCCATGAACCGCAGCAATTGCATCACGCTTTGTCTTTTCTTCCGCACGTGAGTTTGCAGTTAGTGTTTCAGTGAGCTTGTCCTGATTGGCCTGTAGGCCGGTGATCGCATCCTTAATCGGATTCAGGGCATCGGCGAAGTTAGCGGCCAGGCCTTTACCGATTTCGCTGATCAGCTCTTGTTTCTCTTCAGTGGTTAAAGGCATGTCGCCCTCCGTTTTGTGGTTTGGTGCAGGCTGTTCCTGCGGTGTGAATAGAGATTTGATTTTGTTGGCGACGACAGCCACCCACGACTCCTGTCGTGCAACTGCGGTGCCGATATCGTCGAAGGTGATAACCCCGCCTTCTGACTTGTAGCCAAACACCTCAGCACTGCCGCCATTACGGATGATTACCGCTTGCGAGTCAGTGAAGTCAGCAACCCATGCGTATTCATCCGCGCCCGATGCAAACTTTGCTTTGGCTGCGCGATCAAGACGCTGTTCACGCTCACGGTAGGATTCACCCACCAACGCGCCTGAATTAGCCCTCAAAGGCTGCGCGAGGTCTGCGTTGACCATCAGGCCCACGCCCTGCTCTGGTGTCGCCGCGCCAACCTCATGCAACAGAATGGCGTCATGGTCCATGCTGTGAATCTTCGCCACCCACTCGGCGCCCGTAGCTCTCTGTTGTTCGTTAGGCTCAAGCTGGTCGAGGAAAGCGGCGACACTGGTATGAATGGGCGGTACGTCATCGCCACGCTCGATAGCTGCAACACGCTCAAGTAGCTCGCGACCACCTGGTGACTCCTCAGCTTTAGATACATCAACCCATTTCTCGAGGTAGATTCGATTGCCGGACTTCTTGACGTTGCGATTCCAGGCACCCACAAATCCAACAACAAGCCCCTCCGGTGAGAAAGCAGATACGAATTCACCGTTAACCTGAGGGTGGCCCAGCGGTGCCAGGGTGCCTTCCAGCCCCTTATAGTGGGCGTCGATTTGCTCTTGCGTGTACAAGCCGCCATTCATTACGACGTTGGCCGGCAGCGTATAACTCGGCAGCACCAGATGTTCACGACCGTTATATGTTTCGCGCCGGATAGACTGGCTGTTCACCTTCGTGGTGATGTTGACCTGCATAGGCATAGTTATTTCTCCGCCCAGGCGTAACCGCGCGCCTGCATCGATTTATATTCCTGTTTGAGTTTCGTGATGGTGTCCGGGTATTCCGGATTACCGTCCGCATCCACCAGCACCGACTGCTGGCTGCATTTGCAGTTGATGGAGTTGCCATCTTTGCTGTACCAGTCACGAACCTCTTCATTGGTGTAGAGGTGAGCGTGGCGCACTGCATGCGTATGTCGGGTTGTCGGCGACAGCGCTGAGATGTGAACCAGCAGCGTTTTCAGGCCGAAGAGGTCATTCGCCTCCTGGTCTTCATCCCACTTAGCCCGGCGAAGCGCGGTAGTCACTTCAGTGCGTGCTATGCGGTTTGCCCGGCGCTTCTCGATACCGGTCTGGTCAGTCAGGTTGCGGGCAATATCTAGCGGGTTAAGCCCACGCCCCACTCCATCAGTCAGCACACGCGCCATGTCGCGCTTAACGTCAGCTGTCAGCCCCTTCATTTCCTCAAACACTCGCGTATGCACCAGCGCCATACGTTGCTGGTACGGTTCGCTTGCGAGGATGGACGCCAGTGATTCGCGCCCGGCGGCATACACCGGGGATTGCTGGCTGAGGTTGTAAAATGACTGCCCGGTCCCTTTCTCCGAAGCCAGATCGATGTACTCGTAAAACCACAGATCGTAATCGCCACCTTCAAGCAGCACCTGATCCACCAGGTAACTGGCATCGTTCAGGATGATGGAGAGTAGCGTCGGGTTTAGCTGGTATTCGTATCTGGCGTTTACTGCGAGGGAGGAAGGTATTTTGCCGAGTGCTGATTTGTACGCTTTGCCAATCTTATTCATTCGCCTGGCGAAGTCTTTCATTGCCCGGCGTTCCAGCGCATCGGCTCCGGTCGGATCCTGATAGTTACGCGGCAGAATCGGTGGCTTCGTCTTCTTCGTCGCCATCCTCTTCTCCTAACGGCTCTTCGTCGTCATTGTCATAGCCTGCAGCTGTACGAATCTCTTCACGGCTGAATGCCGGGGCATCACCTCCGCCCAGCATGGTTTGGTTAATCTCGCCCATGGTCTTAGCGTTGGTGAGCTTCTCAGTACCGGTCTGCTCGTTAAGGTCATCCCATATAACAGCCTTCTGGCTGACTTGGTCGACGATCTGCAGGTCGATAAGCTTGTCGCAGAAGTCCTCTATCTCGAAAGCGAGGTCTAAGCGACGCGACTGACAACGAGCATTAAAGTATTTCTGATCTTCGGTGCTGGATCGCTCAGCTTGCTGGTTACCAACCAAGATGCGCGTCGGGATATCAACTCCGGCGGCGGCGGTCTGCAGGTTTACGTTATAGGTCGCTGACGGATCGGCGACAGCAGTTACCAGCGGTGTGACTGTGGCCCCTTGGGTTGTCATCAGAACATCATTACCGCGGTTCATTTCCCCGGCAACGTCGTTAAACTTATCCTGCAGCTCGTCAATGCTCACGCCATAAAGCGACGCAAGATTATTGAAGTCGATTTCCTTCTCAAAGTTGACATTAAGCTGCCGCGCGGCGTTCTTCAGGAATGACTCGCCAGACCCTCCCTCTACTTTTTCCAGGCTCACAAAGGCGTTATAAGCTGGCTCAAGGAAGCCAATAGCATCGTCTGAGTAATCGCCAAGGATGAAAACGCGATCAGGGTGGATATTGACGCGGCGGCTTGAGCCATTCGGCAACCGCTCGGCGTACTGCCACATTTTCGGCTGTCCGTACGTCTGCGAGTTAAGTCCAGTGTCCCACTCGCTCACCGTAAGCGATCCGGCCCATGCCACGGATATTTTCTGAAGGCCCCGGCCTTTGGTTACCGGTAGGCTCCAGTCTTTTTCGTCGCGGATGTGCAGAAGGATGCCTGCATAACGACCGACAAGACGGCGGCGATCTGCCTCAGAGAATGAGCGCCAGAACCGGCTGGTGAATACCTGTTTGGACTTTTTCTCCCAGGCGGTTTCGTCTTCGCTCTCATCGGCGTCATCACCCTCGATGATTTCCGGGTTCGTCTGCCAGCATTTTCCCACCAGCTTCTCAACTGCGCCGTGAGCGATACCACCGCGCCGGTACAGAGCGTAGAGGTTTTCGTAGGTGACCTGCTCAGGGAATCCATACTCGCACCATGCAGAATGGCGCTTATTGTCCAGCCCCATTGTAGGGGCCATCAGCCCCATACGGGCACGTGCAAACCTGGCGTCGTTCAAGGCATTGTTGACGGCCAACGCATGGTTGACGGCGAGAGTTAATTTGTCAGTCATGGTTTGTCCGTTTGGTTAGCGAAGGCGTTTAGGAATCATCATCCCGGCCATCTGACCTTTGCGCTTAATGTGTCCGTCGAGGCTGTAGCGAATACCGTCCCAGCAATGCTCATAGCCATCGGCAAGCTTCGGCAACACCTCACCGGTGATGCGGTCCGTTTTGTACGACCACATGCGGGCCTCACGCGCCACGTTCTTGCAGCGCGGATGAATAATAATTTCGTCGAATCCGCGAAGATGTGCGATCCCGTCCTCAACGCTCCCCTGCCATTTCTCGGCGGCTGAGATGTTGAATCCCTGCCGCTTGAGATAGCTGATTGTCTCAGGTCGAGCGGAATCGGCCTTGATAGGCCAGTCACGCGCACCGGGAATCGTGTCATATAGCTCAGGCATGTGGTCGAGCTCAGTCTGCTGACCGTATGCCTCGTACTCGATGTACAGCCGGTTGTGCAGGATGAACGAGCGCACCAGCGTGTTAGGGTCTTTGGCGAAACCGAAGTCAGCACCGAAGAACAGGCGATCGGCCTCTTTCCATAGCTGGTCCGAGAACTCAGCGATCCGGTATTTCCCGGCCAGCACCTGCTTATCGGAGTTTTCGAGATAAGCCCCCTCCCACACCCATGCGTATGTTGCCGGGTCGAGGCGGCGCTGATCGTTCTGTCGCTCACCTTCCAGCACGTCAGGGAACCACGGGTTATCCGTGTAGTTCATCTCAACGGTGATGCAGTCGTCGCCAGCCTCTTTGCGGAAACGCTTATCCGTGGCGCTACCGTCGCGCTCCGGGTTCCACGTTACCCAAATCTCTGAGCCCTCTTCACGAACAGTCGGGCTCAGTTTCTGCCAGGCTATTTCGCTTACAGATTCAGCTTCATCAACCCAGCAAAGCAGGATGCGAGCTTTCGACTTGATGCTGTCGAGGTTATGCCGCAGACCGCAGAACACGTAGTTAACGCTCTTGTCGATGGTGCGGATGTACTTTTCGCCGATGTCAAAGTTGGAAGCCAGCCATGGAACAGACAGGATCGCCTGTTTCACCTCCTGCATGCTCGACTCTTCCAGCGAGTTCATGAACTCACGCGCGCAGAGCACCACGCCGCTTTCACCGTTCATCATCGACTGATACGCCTTTACGGCAGTCATCAGGGCGAATGTGCGCGTCTTGGCGCTGCCACGTCCACCGTGCGAGCACCGGTAACGCTTATTCACGGCGGTGAACAGTGGCGCAAGCTTCGCGGGGATCGGCAATTGAACGGCGTTACTCATGCTTTGGCTCAACAGGTAGTAGCTGGATGATTGTCGGCTGCGGAGTCATGCTGCCATCAGGGCTTGTGTGCTCGACTTTCTGGCGATTGGTGTAGGCATCGCCCATTTCTTTGGCGGCCTGCTCGATAAGCTGCGAGGTCATGCCGTAGTTCTTCATCTTTTCAGCATTGGTCGCCATTCGGTCGAGAACGCGCAACCGGTACGCTTTATTTGCGATCGGAATGTCACCGATCTCATTCTGGAATCGTTTACGGGTAGCGTTGAACAGGTCAATCCACTTCTGGCTCAACTTGGCCGCCATTGCATTGCCGGGCGTATATTGCGACACCTGCTGCCGTGAGACATCGATGCCATATTCAGCCTTTACAAGCTCAATGACTTTTACCGGGGTCTCGTAGCAGGCGAGTGATTGAACGATGAAGGCTTTAACCTCTGTCGATAATGCTGCCACAGGCTACCTCCATGACAATCTGAATAAAGCGTTACGCCAGCTTTAGCATGCACGTCCCGCATGACCTGGCTATATCGATATGAGCTACTTCTGCTGGCGCATTGGCAGCATCAACGAGCTCCTGCACTTCTTTACTGGCACCGTATCGACGTACGACACCAGTGAATTCTTCGACGTCGTGGCCGCGCAGTGTGAGCACTGGCTGCCCGGTCTCTTTGTTGAACTTAGGCGCACCGAAATCATCGGTGGCCTGGGCAATGTGGTAAAGCTCATGCTCTACCAGTGCGCAGAACTCAAGGTCACTGCATTGTGAGCAGTAATCGGCCGCCAGTGTGATGATGAACTTCGGGATTCGCCCGAACCATTCATGCATCTGCTGTTCCATTCTGGCTTTCTGCCAACCACCGGCGCGGAGCATTACCTGCTCGGCTTGGCCGAGGACATACCGCCCTTTCTTAGCGAACGAATCTGACGCCCACATGAAGCAGAGATCCGCCTCTAATAGGTGTCCGTGGTCAGGGTTATGGATACTTCCGGTATCGCTGAGGATTTGGCGACTTACCCACTCATGCACTTCGTTAGCGGGGATCAGCCTGGTGTATGGCTGCCAGTTGTCGGAGTCGATGAAGTTAACTGGCGGATATGGCCTGCGCTCGTCGTCGTTAACCATGGGTTACTCCGTTGTTTGCTCGGTCTGCTCTTCCGGTACTGGCGTGAACTGCACGCGCTTCACGTCGCCAGGAGCGAAATACAGCCACTCGCCCGTTTCCGTCGCCAGCGGCACGAAGCCATTAACCAGCTCAGGCTGACGTCGTGACATCTTGCCCGTGAAGGTTTCGCCTGTTTGGGTGGTTAGCGTGATTTGGTAGATGTCTGACATGATTACCTCTTTGCCTTGTCGCAGCTGTTGCCCTGCTTCTCAGAAGTGCTTAGCCATTTACGGCTTACCCGTCAGCAAGATGTGATCACCATCCTTGCGGGTTTACACAGATCATTATCGAAGCCCCTCAGTGAAGAGCTTCTGTAATGCCTACAGCAGTGGACTGCACAGCGCGCCGGTGTTGCGAGGGTGTCGGCCAAAGACGTTAATCTTCTCTCGAACACTTTCGCTACACATTCGCTCTACGATTCGCCAATCAGCCTTTTCAGGCGCGGTTTTCACAGCGAATGCGGAAATGACTCGATCCACCACCCGGCGCAGTGAGAACGCCGCGCGACTGATGATGTCGCTGTTTAGCGAAAGGGACGCGATAAACGCCCAGCACCCTGAAAGGAAAGCGGAGATGCGCGGGTAAAACTTAGCCATGTATTACTCCTGTTTAACTGATACCTCGCGTTAATGCGAAGCTATGAGAATTTGCTACGGTTAAAGTCCAGAGGAGAGACTGTGTCAGAACCTCAGGGATGAGGCTCTATTTCCCCTGGGTCTGCTTATCCCATTCCTCGCGGAACTTGGATGGGTTGTCGAAACCTTCACTGCACTGGTTGGTTTTCATCACTTTTCCCCCGATTATTTTATTTCTGGCAGTTCGCCTGCCACGATTTGTTATGTGCCAGGATGTCACGCTTCGTCTGGCGGTCAAGAACATCAATGTCGTGATCAGTCAGGTAGATTGGCTTTACCCAGTCACAGGCTGTATCAACCACCACCGGGACGCTTCCACGTGTCACGCAGCTCGCGATCAACATCGTCATCAGCCATGCGGTTAACATTCTGCTGTACATTGCTGGCCTCTTTCGTTGCTTCTACACGGCGTTCGGCTACTGACTCAATGGCTGCGGCCTTTTCTTCTGTGCGCTGCCGGTCTGCTTTTTCTTCAGCCTGTTCACGACCGCGAAAACGGCCCACACCAAACGCACCAAGCACCATCAGGATCGCAACTCCGATTGCCGCCAGTACAGATTTGAGTGTCGTCATAGGCTCACCCGCTCGCGCATCCAGCCATAAACGAATGACTCGTTAGCCGGTCTCTGTTCTGCCAGCTCAAGATAACGCTGGCCCTGGCTACAGTTCAGTGCCCGAAGCAATACGATTTCCCCTTCGTCACCTCGTTTCGCCAGGAAGGATTTCAGTGCGCCGATGCTACGTGGGCCGATTTGCCCGTCGGCGATCAGATCCGGATAGAGCTGCTGCTGGTTATTGAAAACGTTCAGCCAGCGCTGGAACCATTTAACCTGCACCGATGGCCCCATGTTCACACCGGTATCGCATAGTTCGGCGGCAATGGCAGGGGATACTTCTGCCACCTGGTCAAAGCGCGGGCCATACCAGTAATCAGACTCAAGGATCGCCAGAGCCTGCTCACGTGTAAGGTTTCGCATATCACCGGTATAACCATGCGCTCGGGCGGTTGCCTGAGTAATTCCCCAGTTCGTTGGGCCGCCCTTATCGTTAGGGTGATCAACATAACCGCCCTCTTTGCCGAGGATGGTGTTAAAGATATCGTCTTTGGTCATGGCTATTCCGTAATGACGACCTTCGCCAGGTTCCCGCGCGCCAGCCACACCGCCATGCAGATGACGGAGTTAAGCAGCAGATCGCCGAGGTTAACCTGAACGTAGTGGCCGAGCAGAATGTTGAAGGCATTGAATCCGGCGGCAAGGATGACCAGATAGGCCAGCACCGCGACACTCAGGCGATGACGCTTTCCCTCCTTCCGGAAAAACATCAGCCTGACCATGATTAACAAGCAAACTATGGCGTTTGCATCCATCAGAAGAAGCTGCCATGTCATTTATCTTCCTCCCCCAGCCCCGGCATCTTCCCGCTTTTGGATTTGCGGAGAATACGCAGCAGGACTGCCACGGAAATGGAAGCAGTGACAATTGCACCGACAGCTGGCGATACTTCAATGCTGGCCGGTGGCTTCATCAGGCTTAACGGCGTGTTGATGATTCCGGCCATGATTTTCGCCATGGGTGCGGAGAAGAACACGCCACTGATAAACGATATCAGCGCAAAGATAGCCTGCTTCCAGAGTTGATGGGGATCTGAGGTCAGAACGTATAGCGCCGTTCCGGCGAGTGATCCGAGCATCACTGCTGGAGTCGCCTCCGGAAACAGCGTGGCAAAGGTTACACCGACTGATGACGATGTAAGACCAACGCCTACGATAGTGAAGGTCTCAGACATATTTATTCCGTGTGTAGTTGGTTCAGGCCCTCGGGACGATTTAACAAGTAGGCGTGTCGATGATGGTTCCCGGAGCCTGAAAATAAAAAAGCCAGCGACAGGCTGGCAATGTGAGGGTAAGGCAATGTCGACTCTATGGCCGAAGGGTCCCAGGTAGTGGGTTCTGGTGCCGGGCAAAGGAATCGAACCTCTGACGCGCAGCTTACAAGGCTGCCGTTCTGCCACTGAACTAGACCGGCTAAATTGGTGGAACCCGATGGAATCGAACCATCTCCTAATGCTCTTCAGGCATCCGCGCGAACCATCTACGCCAGAGTTCCAGATACGAAAAAGCCCAAGGCGTTAACCTCGGGCTTAAATTCTTGTGTCGACAATCAAAGCTATGGCGACGATATCAGATTTACATGAAATGTATGCTATTTAATTGACTTTTGCAATACCCTGCTGCGAAAAAGTCGCCTTTTGTTGTGATCGTGTTCTCACAGTGCAGAGAAGAGAGTCGCCATCAAGGCGCTTAAAGATGGTGCACATGGCGCGCCAGTAATCAGCATAGTTGTGGCTCCAGTTGTCCGGCTTAACGCCACAAAGGGCGGCCAGGTCTTGCTGCTGATAAACTTCGCGCCCTGCCAGCTCCGCTTTGACGTCCTGCGCCGCCAGCCATATCAGTTTCTTCAGGCGCTCCATAGTCTTGCCGGCCACTTTCTTTGCGCCGAGCTGTTCCCGGAACTCTGCCCACGCCCACTGTGTAATCGCCACCTGGTAATCGAAACGGATATTCTCGCTGTAGTTCCACAGTAGCCATGCTTTCTGGTGCTCCTCCAGCGACAGAACAGCCCGGCGCCAGGATGCGGTCACGAACTCAACCGGCCCCATCAGCGCGATGGATGAGCCTTTGGCACGTGACTGACTGCCGCTCATCGGCGGCCCGTCCGGGTTGACCATGCGCTGCTTATCCTTGTCGAATACCTTTTTCCGGCCCCGGCTGCGCGCCGTCGCGGTGAATTGCGCGTTCTCGGCGAAAGCTACCAGCTGCCCTTTCGTCGCTCCTCTCAGATCTGCGGTCGCCACAATGAGCTGCTGACGTACGTATTCCAGTTGCTGGTTGTTCATGCGGCTTCCTTCTGTGGCTGGTTGGTTTTGGTCTGGCTGTGCTTTGCTACTGGCGGCATGCTGGCGCGCTTAACGCTTTCGGCCTGATACTGGGTTATCTCGTCTCTGGTCATTGCGCGCACTCCCCAACAATGATCTGCCCCTTGTCTCCCCAAAGTTTTGTCACCCGTCCATCCCAGACGCGGCTGTCGTCGTCGAAGATGGCATCGAGTAACGCTTTCTCCAGATTGTCTTTATCCGGTTTCTGCTGATGAGCCTGGCCGTGCAGTTGCGCGCGCTTCTTCTGGCTCCAGCTCTTTGGCATGGGAATGACAAAAGTGATGTGATAACCGGACTCAGGCAGGCTTATTCCAAGCAGGCGCACTTCGGCTTTGAAAGCCCAATATGCCGCCGTCGCAGGTCTTTTATGCCAGCGATCTCTCTGTGTCATGCGCGGCTTACTGACCGGCGTGATATCGTAAATATTCATACCTTTACAAGCCCCTCTTTCAGCCAGATAACCTGCGTGCGGGCCATGCCTTCCAGCGCGCACTCCTTTGCATATTCGGCATCTACCAAACGCGTACGGCGATCTATCTCGTCGTGGCAGCTGCTGCATGCGATGGTGGCGATCAGGTCAGGCGGCTTAATTCCGGTTCCGCACAGGCCGGCAAGGCGGATATGTGCCAGCACTGAGGTTTCAGGATTGCCGTTGCATACGCCGGGGATCCGCACCTGACATTCGCGGCCGCGTGCCGCTTTGCACAAATTAGCCATGCGCCCTCCGTGCCGCGAGGCGCAGCCATTTCTGATCCACCAGGCGGGCGGTGTAGTCTTTCATGGTCGGGATGTCGGACGGCTTAACCGCGGGCTTGCGCTGGCGGCGCGCCGGAACGCGGAAGATTTCGTTTGTGATGACGCGTGCGAGAGGGTTATTCATGCAAGCCTCCCGAAATAATCGCCACGATAACGTACATCGCGAAGCTGGACGTTCTGACTGACGACGAAAGCCTGGGTGTACTCAATCAGGCTGTTCATCCGTTTGATCCCCATCGATGAGGTGCTTTCGCGAATTGCCACCAATTCGCCCTCAAGCCCGGCGATAACCTTCCCCTGCCCGCCAGTGGCAATGGAGTGACCGGAAACCAGAATTGACTTCCATGACGGAAGCGACCACGCAGATCCAGCCCACTGAATGCGATGCTTTGCCAGGTCGCCGCAAAGCGCGTGGAATAGTGAATTCTGAGGAAGAGTGCGCTTAGGGTCGGCAAAACTCACAACTAGCGGGAAATCTGCGTTTACAGGCTGCTTGTTGATGTAGTCGATGAGGTTGCGGCGAACCTGCTCATCACGCAGGTAGAATTTGATACTCATACGCCACCTCCGAGAGGTAACGCAGAATGCAGAAAATCGCAGGTGCATTTCTGCATCTGTGACAAGGTGAGGAGTTCAGATTGTGGTCGCATTTAAGTCCCCTTAAATGCGCAGAAGTCACCGGAGTTGTTCAGGCTCCGATGACTTAATTATGGCTGGATGATTATTGGAAATCAAACGTTGCTTGACGTTAAACTCACCATGGCAACAAACACATGCCAACCAGCATTGATAGGGCGAACATAACCAGAATTACCAACATCACTGCGTCGAATGGGTTAGGCATCGCGCTTCTCATTTGGTGGTGCATCCATCATGACGCGCTCCATGCGGTGGCCACACGCCAGGCGAACTTTGCGAGCGGCCTTCTCAATTGCAAGAGCTGGCTTGCCTACTAATTTGCATAAAATCAGATTCGGCAGCACAACAGTGATTACGTAGCGGTTGAAGGTCACGACTTCACCTCCTGCTGCGGTGCTGCTGCGATAAGTCTGCTCCATGCTTCCTTATAGTCTTCCGCTCCGTGGTCAATAATCGAGTCGAACTCGTCCAGCATTTCCATGGTTGGCTCAACCGGAACCATCACCCAACCATCAGGAATCACCGGAGAGTTTGCCACATTAAGGCGCTTATTGAGTTCCAAAGCCACCATGGCGATGGTCGATGTAGTCAGTGAATGCATGTGTGGATTGCTTGCCACAGCCTCCAGCCACACGACATCGTTGAAGCGGTCGAAGTCGAAATCATCTGGCAACTTGTAAGCCGTCGTTACAGGTTCGGCACCCTGAAGCATAGCGGCGCGGCATTCATTCCAAGCCGTAGACATTAGCGTCAGGACTCGCTCTAAATCATGGTCAGACACTTCAGCCCCCGTTTCTTCGAGTAATAGCTCCATGTCGCGTGGCGTTCTCTTCTCCGGCGCTACCGGCTCTGGCGGGTCGGTGTATAGCGCCTTGTAACTCCATCCTGACCATTGAGCCGCCTCTGCTTTATCGTCATCCTCAGGCCGAACGAGCGTGACTTCGCTCGGATGTTTCCTGTGTGACCACAGCCAGGCTACGGGTTCGGCGTTGATGGACGCTGGCTGGGATGTATATAGCGGCGTGCCATGCGGCAAACCGTTAAATCCAGGCTGCTTGCTGATGCCACCACTTCCTGAGCGCTCATCACGTAAAGCCACAGGCTCCGCTTCGAGCGATGCCAGCGCGATACGCGCCAGCTCGTTCAGGATTGCCACATCAGCGTGACCGAGGGTGTAACCAGCTTTCAAATCGGCTACAGCTTGCACAGCCTGTTTGTCGATGTTGCTCATTGGGCGGCCTCCTCGCAGACGTGCATTTCAGGCTCATCAGCCTTGTAGTAACCACCACAGATTGTGCATGGAACCAGTGGTACTTCGTCGTAATTTGAGGTTCCCGTAATCATGACTGCACTCCTTTGCGAAGCTGGGCTGCGAACCTTTCCGCGTCTTTTGTGGTGCCATTCCATTTATCACCAAGGCTTTCAATCCATGCATCAATACCGCTGGCCCGCACTTCAGCCAGGAAAGCGTCCGTGTATGGGGTTTCTGGTGCTTCAATGTATTCAGAATGAGCGCAAGCAGGGCAATCTCTATAACTTCCGTCACCACCACAAGCCTCCTTCAGCCCCGCATTCTCCGCAGCCAGCGCCGCGAATCTGGATTCAGACTCGACCAATTTATTGCGCAGACCATCAGCACAGTCATGCGCGCCACTGCGACCTCTCTGGAAAGAAAATCCGCAATCGCAGTAAAAAACATTGTCTTTTTCGGTAATCATGCTGTCACTCTCCCCCAAACCATCAATACCCTTCTCATCGCCGCGCTGTTGCGGCACTCCTGAAATATTCCGTTGGTGCAGCTGCGCGCGGTACCAGCCTGCTCTTCCGGAGTCGCCAGGCGATAAGTCACCGTTCGCCAGACCTTGCTCACCCGGACAATCTTGCGGGCGCGCTCCAGATCGATAGCGTTCTTCGTGATGCAGTTGATGGTCATGCCGCACTCTGTGGCCACATCCTTCGCTGTGAAGGTCCGGTGCGTTTCGAGATAACACAGAATTGCCTGTTTGCCTTTCATGCTGCCCCCTTGGAGCGGTAAGAATCCCAGGTGAATGAGAGCGTGCATCCGCCGCCGTCGCTCATGCGATCAAGAACGCGTTCGCCGATGAATGCAGACAACTCCTCCCTGGTCTGGTTGCTGATCAGGATGGTTGGCTTCATCCGCTCATATCGGGTGTTGATGATTTCGAACATGATCAGCTTCTCGGCGTCGCTTCCGAACTGCACGCCGACCTCGTCGATAATCAGCAGATCAGGTTTCGTGAAGTAACGGATAACCTCATCCTCAGTACGGCTTGACCCTTTCGACCAGGTTGATTTGTACTCACGGGCAATTTTCAGCGCCGTGGTAAACACTGCAGAACTCTGGTGTTCTGTGATCGCATGCCGTGCGATAGCCAGTGCCAGGTGATTCTTTCCGGTACCTGGTTTGCCGCACATCACAAGACCGCCACCCTTCTGCAAACGCTCTGGCCAACGGCTTGCATATGCCTGGCACACCTTAAGTGCGCGTTTTGCGTCGTCGTTCACTGGCTCATAGTTCTGCAGCGTGCAGTTTTCGAAGCGCGCCGGGATGTTCAGTCCGTCCAGCAGGCGCTCGATGTTTCTTTTGCGGGCTGCTTCGTTGATGCTAACTCTTTCCGCCTGCAAGCGGCCTAACTCCTCTTTGAGGCATTCAGGGCAGCAGCTTGGGCGCGGGGGAATTTTCACGACAGAGTTTAAGAAATGCCTGGTCCTGCATTCAAAGGGGCCATGCGTTTCGCAGTTCTCGGTGCTGATAGTTAGCTCGATATCTTCATGCTGAACTGGCGGCTGGCTCAGCTCAGCAATGCGTTTCTCAAGTTGATTGATTTTTTCATCCAGCGTCATAATTAGTCCCTCGCCCATGCAGGAATTTCAGTCTGGCCGTAGTCTTTGCCAGCAAAGTTCTCAGATACGCGAGACGGAGCGCGGGAAGGCTGCTTAGCGCCTTTCGGCTCAAACAATCCCTGCCAGCCGTTAGCAATGCTCTGGTTGATAATTTCTTCAGGCTGGTATCCGCTGCACTTGCAACGCTCAAGCAGGTTGATGGCCTGGGTTACCGTCTGCTGAGACTTAATCGGTTTCTTCAGGTCGCGACGATAATCGACCCATGACTTCCAGACTGAAACTGACAGCCATTCAGGAAGGTCAACACCAGCCGGATCGAACGAAGCTGGCTTGGGGGATTTAGGGGGTTTATTAATATTGTCTTTTTTGTCTTTTGTAATAGTGTCTTTTGTGTGTCCCCATTTTGGTGACAGGGTTGTCACTGTTTTGGTGACACTTTTTGTCACCACCGTAGGGACACTGTCACTACCATGGTGACAGTCACTACTATGGTGACATTTTGGAGCAGGCTTAGTGCCCGGAATTACCCACTCACTCAGGTTTTTGTTGGGCCCGATCAGCATGCCGTCGGACACCAAAACATTCATCGCAATGAGTTCGTTTTTGGCAGCGTTAACCTTCTGGCGAGGTAGTCTGGTCAGCTCAGAAAGTTGTGAGTCTGCTATGCGGTCCATCTTCTTGTTGAACCCATAGGTTTTGCGGCAAACAGCATGAGCTACCTTGGCCTGATTTTTGGTCAGGTTCGCGCCGATAAGCTCCTCATACAACTCGTTTGCCAGACGGGTGTACCCATCGTCTGTATCGGCCACGCGTTGCTCCTGTATTCCCGAAACTACAGCGGGAAAGTTGAGAATTTCTGCGGTGTTTGACATACTTACTCCCGTTACTTGGCGTAACACAGTGTGATAAGGGCCTTTGAAGTTACCGCTTCAAGGGCTTCTTCTTTTCTTGTGCCTCTCATATAACCCCCAGCATCGATGTAACCATCGTCATCAGTGGGCCTACCTGCTCTGGCATGAGGCGGAACAGCGACGCTATACCCTCGCTTACCTCTTTCAGCTTCTGATGCTCTGGAGCGTCCAGCAGCACTGCCTGTTTAGCCTCAGCGAGTTCTTTCTCGGCTTCAGCCAGACGAGACATTTTGCAATCTGCACCGATAAGGCGAGTGCGATACTCAACCGGCAGGACCGACATGATTGCCGGCGCCAGCTGGCGAATGTTGTTGGCGGCGTATTCGGTGTCGCCATCAATCCAGCGAAACACTTTCTGCATCTGGCGGTGCGAGTCAGTTGGGATATCCAGCCCGGTGCCGCCGGTAGCCCGCCACTCCTCCACAATCAGCGCTGCGACAAATTCACGGCTGCGGCAATCAGCTGCCCAGGCGCGAACAGCCGCGCGGATCCCATCGATGTTTAACGCCGCGGATTCAGGTTCCCGGCGATTCTGGTAAATCATCGCCGTTGGCGAAAATTTGTTACCTTGTTGATACGCAAGTGAATGCATTGCTTTCCCTTTCGTGGTTAGGGCCGCCGTTAAGCGGCTGTGTTATTCGCCTCAAGCAGCTGGGCGAGGTCTGGACGGATATCTGCTGGTTTGAGCTTGCCGTTTGTTGCAGTGACAATCTTCATTACGTAGCGAGCATCAATGCCGCCACCGTGCAACCAACGCCATACCGTCGGCTGCGCCACACCGCAAAGGTCGGCTAATTTCTTCTGGCTACCAGCGATATCAATGGCGCGCTGGATGGTTTTGTTCGTCATATTCCAATTCCTATGAGTATTGGTGTGAATTGATAATAGCAATGCGTATTGATTTAGGCAATAGCTAAACGTGTTTTGACCATCAATACGCAAGCGTATAAATTTAAAGTCATGAAAAAAGAAACTCTTGCAGAACGCCTTAACCAGGCGATGGAACTATCTGGCATGTCTCAGGGCGCTTTGGCTAAGGCGTCTGGCGTTGCTCAGCCCACCATCTGGCGGCTGACCAGCGGCAATGCCCGCGGATCAACTAAAATCGTTGAGATCGCCAATGCGCTTGGCGTTCGCTCTGAGTGGCTTTCAACCGGAGTTGGCCCGATGCGTGACGATGGTCAAATGCCCGCAATTTCTCATCCAAAAACCGAGCCGGGACCTACTGACACATTCCGCATTGAAGCGCTAGACTTCTACGTAAGCGCTGGGCCTGGAGCCATCAACAGCGAGTTCGTAGAGGTACTTAGATCCGTGGAATATTCAGTCGAAGACGCTCGTCGGATGTTTAATGGCAGGAAGGCAGAGCAGATCAGAATCATCAATGTTCGCGGAGACAGCATGTCCGGGACCATTGAACCAGGCGACTTATTGTTCGTCGACATCAGCGTCCAACACTTTGATGGTGATGGGATCTACGCCTTTATCTACGACGACACATCCCACGTTAAACGCCTTCAGAAGATGAAAGATAAGCTGTTGGTCATCTCCGACAATCAGACCTATCGCCCATGGGAGCCGATAGAAAAAGAAGAAATGAACCGGATACTCGTGTTTGGCAAGGTGATTGGCAGCATGCCGCAGACGTACAGAAAACACGGTTAGAAATTTTTGGCTTCATCATTAGAAGCTTACACAGCAAAGGAAATAGAATGAAAAAGTGCCTTATCGCAGCTGCTTTAGCTGTTACTCTTGTCGGTTGCGCATCCTCCGGTAACCAGCAGCTGAAAAACGAAACAGAGACTAGCGTCCAGAGTAAAATCCAAGAAGGTAAAACGACGAAAGCGGAGGTGAAGGGCTTATTTGGATCACCAGATGCAGTGTCCTATACCGATGGTGGCAATGAAATTTGGAAGTATTCCTTCGCCAAGGTAAAAGTAAACGGCACCACCTTCATTCCGTTCTATGGCCTTTTCCATAACGGAACGAATGGCACCAAGAAAGAGCTGACCATTCTCTTCAAAGATGACAAGGTCCAGAAATACACCATGGCCGAATCAGCGATTAATACGAAATCAGGATGGGCTGATTAACACCCTGGCTTTCCATCCCGGCTTTCTGGCCGGGGTTCTTCACTGAATTGCTTTCCTTCCCTTTCGCACGATTTCCGCTGCATCTCTGTTAATCCCTTTACCGATCACGTTGCCGGTTTCCTTCCGGTACTGCTCCAGCTTATCGATAATAGCTTGCTGAGTAATAGGTATGTCTGCCAGACATAACTCCATCACCGCACGACCAGCAGCGTGAGCCATCATATTAATTCTCTCATCATCCAGTTCCATGAAGACCGCCCTCTCGATGTTTTTATGAGCATAGCATGCAACTTTTACAAAATTAAATTCCTTTAGCTATCAACGCATTAATAGCAATTGCTATTATTTAATATCAATACGTATTGCTATAAACAATACTCATCGCTATTATCAATCCATCGAAACGAAACATCGACAGCTGAGCGAAGTTAGCCAGCGGCGAAGTGGCGATTCGGTCAGTCGAACGGCGCACCACTACCGATTCGTCATGCTCTTTAACAATATGCAGATTTACAGCGTCAATGACCTGTTTAGACCCTTACACGAGAAACGTGCTGTATCACCGGGTGCGATCCGGTCGGTGAGAGAGTATCCCCGCGCGAGAGCGAGAACGGCGTGAGAACGGGCAACACTGGCAGGGAGTTGGCGCTGACCAATACAGGGAATGTTTTGGGGTGTGGTGGCGGTGTCCTCAAGCGAGGTGCAACGCTAGCAGTGTGATAAGACCTGAAAACCGGCTGGGCAGATAGTTGTTTGCCAATACAGAAAACAGGGCGGCAGGAAATAAGTGAGAGTGGCGACTCAGTGCCAGCCCACCACACCGACCAAAGCATTTCTCCCGCATCAGCGGGTAACGACGGAGGGTAAGGCGATGGGCATGCTCAGACTTTCTCCTGAAGAAGCGGTTAAACAAATGACTGCATCGGGATTGATGGATGAATTAGATGCATTGATAGACAAATACAAAATCGACAAGGCAGCGCGCAGGCTATCGGGTGACAGAACGTGGCTCGTCGCTTCCGAAAGCATTTACGGGGAATTTTGCGGAGACACGTTAACACATGCCGTTCATATCTTCGTTTTGAGTTATGAGGCAAACAAAAATTCATTATTCGTCTGAAGCCGCCTAACAAGCGGCTTTTTTCATACCTCAGTCGCTTCACAGAGGCGGCTTAGTTATGACAACCGGCGGCCATCCACCGCCCATTAGCGCAGAAGTCTTTAGTTCTGACATTCGGGAAAGACCGGGAGAGAAAATGAATTGGTCAAAATACTTTACTTACGATCCAAAGCTCGGCCTGCTGAGATGGAAGCAAAGACCTGCCGATATAGATGACTCAGTAGCAAAAATCAGATCGTGGAATAAGCGATACGCAGGCAAGGAAGCGGGAACTACGAGAACAGATGGATATATCGCTGTTGAGATCGTTTTCCTCAAGCGAAAAATAAAGGCCCACAGAATTATATGGGAGATGCACAACGGTCCTATTCCTGACGGACTCGTAATTGACCATATAAACCGTAACCGTTCTGATAACAGGCTTGAAAATCTCCGTGTGGTCACGCGTCGAGATAACTTTCTGAACTCGGAAAGATTCGACGGAAAGCCGCTGCCGCCAATCAAAACAGACGAACACCATACCTTCAAAAAGCAGAGAACTCACGCCAAAGGCACGAGCAAGTTGAAGGTTAGCCGTCCAAAACCATGGTCGGCAAAGATATGGGTTGATGGACGCAACGTTTCCCTCGGCTATTACGCGACAGAATCTGAAGCGAGTGCTGCTTATCAAGCGGCAGTCGCCAAGTATCGAAACAACTAACCACCGGCGGCGCGGCCTTAAGCGCGGAGTTGATTATGAAATACACCATGAAAGTTTACGCTAGCTCTCCTGAATATGGCGCCTACCTTAAAAGCCGATTTGGTGGCGACAAGAGAGGTCAGTCATTTGAATGGGCCGGTCACCGCTGGGCGTACGAAGTCACCAGTTTTGACGATGCCGGCGATTACGACCTGCTTTACCGGTTTGATGACAAGCCATATCAAGAAGAAGTTTCAGTCACTACAGATGACATGACGATCCGTGACTACTTTGCGGCTAAGGCTATGGCAGCAATTGTACGCAGATGGGACGGGCATTCGTTTGGTGGCGGCCCGGAATCACCACAATACAAAGAATTAGCCGAAGATGCTTATTACATTGCCGACGCAATGCTCCGCGCCCGGGAGGCATCATGACAGTCACCCACAACGGCAAGCAGTACACCGCCAAAAAGCTCAACGATAACGAGTGGCAGCTGACTTCGGTATCTGCACCACGCGAGAAGCTGATACTTAACCGCTGGCAGATGCATATCGCTGGCCTCCTGGAACAGGTTGAGGTGAAGGTATGATTGGAATGCACTACGGAACAGCATCAGTGCCACGTAGCGAGGTTTTACCGGGCACAATGCTGCAACACCACGGCAAAACTTATCGCGCCTCTGCGAACGTTGAGAAAGGCCTGTACGCCTTCAACATCTTCGAAAAAACCATCATCAAAAGTGATTCCGTCGTTGTGCTGCTGAATGAGCGCGGCGAGCCGATGGTTCACTGATACCAATCACCCTATTCAACCGATCGGCCTGGCTAAAAGCGGGCGGGATCTGCACATCCAAATTTCAGGAGAAACCATGAGCGAAGTAACGGACTTAGTCGTCATTGAGAAACAGAACGCAATGGCGGTATTCACCACCAAAGAGCAGCTCGACCCGATTATTGAGGTGATCGAGAAAGAAGCTCGCAGCCTGGTACCGGATGTGTCGACCCGCAAAGGACGCGACGCTATCGCATCCATGGCGCACAAGGTTGCCCGTTCCAAAACCTACATCGACAACGCCGGCAAGGATCTGGTTGCTGAGCTTAAAGCCCTGCCGAAGCAGATCGACGAAAGCCGTCGCATTGTGCGTGAGCGACTTGACGCTCTGAAAGATGAAGTTCGCCGCCCCCTAACCGAGTGGGAAGCCGAGCAGGAACGCATCAAGGCTGAAGAAGCCATGAACGCGATGCACGCCGAAGCGCTGGAAATGAACATCAAGTTCGATCAAGAGCTGGCGGCCAAGTTTGAAGCGGACCACGAAATGGCTCTGCTGATGAATGACAAGTTTGACCGTGACCGCGAAGAGCAGCGCCGCCAGGCGGAACAGGCACAGCGTGAACGTGACGAGCGACTGAAGCAGGAAGCCGCTGACAAAGCCAAGCGCGAAGCCGAAGAGAGACATAAGGCGGAACTGGATGCTGCAGCGCGGCGCGAAGCTGATGAGAAAGCTCGCGCTGATGCCGCAGAGCGTAAACGCAAAGAAGATGCTGACCGTGCAGAACGTGAGAAACAGGACGCCATAGCTGAAGAAAAACGCAAAGCGCAGGAAGAAGCGGATCGCATCAAGCGTGAAGCTGAAGCGAAAGAAAAAGCCCGTCTGGCCGAAGAGCAGCGCAAAGCTGAAGAAGAAGCGCGCCGCGCCGCAGACAAAGAGCACCGCCGCACCGTCAACCGTCGCGTCATCGCCGACCTGATCGCTCAGGGCATCCCTGAAGAATTCGCGCAGAAAGCACTGCTGGCTATCGCTGGCGGAAAAGTGCAGGACGCGCACATCAAATATTGAGGCAACCATGAACGCATACCTCACTTACGACCGAATCGAAGATCGGCGCTGGGTTGAGCAACAGCTCGACGACGAGAAAGAGAAGTGGATCGACGACCGGGCGCAACAAATCATCGACATGATGCCAAAAGAACCGTCCGGCCTCTTCCACTTCACGATCCCGATTGACTCCAGCCCATACGAAGGACTTCGCAGCGATAAAGCTGGCGAGGCCTACAACGATTTCATTTCGGCAGTTGCTTACGCCCAGGCGGAATACGACTGGGAACACCGTACCGGCTGCCCGTTTTAATTTTCGAGGGGATTAACGATGGCAAACGAATTAACAATCACAGCGACATCGCTTCAGGAGATAGGCGTCGACGTCTCCACCTGGAGTGCACTGAAGAACAGCATCTACCCTGGCGCCAAAGACGAATCGGTAATGATGGCGCTTGACTACTGCCGCGCCCGCCAGCTGGATCCGTTGCTCAAACCTGTCCACCTCGTTCCGATGTACGTCAAAGACTCGAAAACAGGTAAAGGTGACTGGCGCGACGTGGTCATGCCAGGAATCGGGCTTTACCGCATTCAGGCAGACCGCTCTGGCGATTATGCCGGGGCATGGGAGCCTGAGTTCGGGCCCGATGTAACTCAGACGCTTACTGGTGTCGAGGTGACCTTCCCTCAGTGGTGCAAATACACCGTTTTCAAGCGCATGCCCAGCGGCGAGATCGTCGAGTTCAGCGCCAAAGAATACTGGATTGAAAACTATGCCACCGGCGGCCGCGAAACAACGGCGCCGAATGCGATGTGGAAAAAGCGCCCATACGGACAGCTGGCGAAATGCGCGGAAGCTCAGGCGTTGCGTAAGGCATGGCCTGAGATTGGACAGCAGCCTACCGCCGAAGAAATGGAAGGCAAATCACTGGACGTTGATATCCGTGACGTCACGCCGCGCAGCACCACAGAAGCACTTCCACCAGCAGCAAGCGAAGAAACGCTTCAGGCGATCACCGATCTCTTAACATCGCTGAATAAAGACTGGGAGGAAGACTTCCTCCCAGTGTGCAGCGACATCTTCAAACGGCCAATTCTTGAGGCGTCCGACCTCACTGAAGAAGAGGCACAGAAAGGGTTCAACTTCCTTCAGAAAAAAGCTAAGGCGGCAGCATGACACCCTCCCTGCTTTCACTGTTGCGAAGCGGAAAGCACAGCATTCGCGACATGGCAAAGATTTTAGGCATTTCAAGGTCTCGCGTTTCATGGTTCATCGCCGAGCTTGAGCGGCGTAAATGGATAGAAGTCACCAGGTGCGCAATATGGTTTCACGATGGCACCCGTTCAAATAAGCAGAACGTATACAGGGTAAAACTATGACACCGAAAATTATCCTAGCTCGGACCGGCATTGACGTAACCACTATCCAACAGGGCGATGAGGCGTGGCACCGGCTGCGCCTCGGTGTCATTACTGCCTCAGAAGTACACAACGTCATATCCAAGCCAAGATCGGGGAAGAAGTGGACAGATATGAAAATGTCCTACTTCCACACGCTGCTCGCCGAGGTATGCACAGGCGTAGCGCCAGAGGTTAACGCCAAGGCGCTGGCCTGGGGCAAGCAGTACGAGGAAGACGCCCGCACCCTCTTCGAGTTCACCACCGACGTGAAAGTCACGGAGTCTCCGATCTTGTTCCGTGACGAGAGCATGCGCACTGCGTGCTCCCCTGACGGCCTGTGCAGTAATGGGTTCGGCCTTGAGCTTAAATGCCCTTTCACCTCCCGCGACTTCATGAAATTCCGCCTTGGCGGTTTCGAAGCCATCAAGTATGCGTACATGGCCCAGGTACAGTACAGCATGTGGGTGACCGGAAAAGAGGCCTGGTTCTTTGCAAACTACGACCCGCGCATGAAACGCGAAGGCATTCACCACGTCGTCGTTGAGCGGGATCCGCAATACATGACTGATTTCAACGAAATGGTGCCGGAGTTCATCGAGAAGATGGACGAGGCGCTGGCGGAGATCGGCTTCACGTTTGGCGAGCAATGGAGGTAACCATGGGAGCAAATCACTGGCAACCGTGGGAAAACCTGTTCCTGCATGAAGTTGCCGGACAGATTCCCGTCTCATTGATTGCCGAAAAACTGGAGAGAAGTAAGCGCGCAGTTTACACCCAGGCCGCTCGCCTCGACGTGAAATTTCCTGGCAATACCAACTGCAGGAAATGGACCAAAGCAGAGTTGTTTCTGTTTGGCCGGTTCACTCCCGAGGAAATCGCCGCGGCAACCGGCCGCTCCATCCACTCCGTGCGCAGCAAGCGCAACTCACTTGCCCGATCGTCAGGAGGAAAAGTCATGCCTGAATGGACTACCGAAGAACTGGCGCTGCTGTGGAGACACTCAAACGCTGAAGTCGCAGCGATAACCGGCCGCAGCATTGAAGAGGTAGGAGATAAGCGGCTGCAAACCAATATTGAGCGTAATGGCTGGGATGTTAACGATCCGGAGCAGGAGGATGCATGACGCAACTGATAGCCAGTTATGAGCTGGCTATTGGGTGCGAAAGCGCCACCTCGTGATCCCTTTTTGCCCGGCCCCGCGCCGGGTTCTTTTTTGCCTGGAGACACCAATGAGCGACACCAGCCTGATTCCCGAAAAAGAAGTGATGAACAAGCTTGGGGTTTCATCACGCCAGACAATCTGGAACTACACCAACCGGCACGGGTTTCCGAAGCCAGTCAGGACCCACCCGAAAGCGTACCTGCGGGAAGCTGTTGATGGATGGATCCTCAATGGCGGCGTTAACCAGAAATGTTCCTGATGTGCCAGAACAGCTTATCAGCGTGAAGCTCATACGCTTTGCGCTGAGCCTCTATCCAGTCGTGTTTGTTGTACACGGCCATTACCCCGCCAAGTTCATGCCCGAGCATCCTCTCAGTAACATGTGGCTCAACATCCATTTCAGACAGCCTTGTAACCAGCGTCCTCCTGAAGTCGTGGGTTCGCCAGTATCCAAGGTCCATTCCTCCCCTTATTCGATTAACGAACCGGTTGGCGGCCGCAATGCTGATCGGTTCGTTTATATCCTCCCCGGGGAAAAGCACATCATTGTAAGTTGTCATGGCCTTTTCGAGGAAAGGCTGAATCTGTTCGAAGATCGGGCGGCGGATGACGTTGCCCATTTTGCTGTGCTCTTTCGGAACGGTCCATATGTTGTCCAGCAGGTCAAATTCTGTCTTGGTTGCCAGCCTGAGCTCTGAGAGCCTCGCACCCCAAAGCATCAGCATCTGGTGAAGAAGCTTGTTTGAGGTAGACGCCCGACTTCTTTCAATAGCCATCCAAATCTGAGCCAGCTCGTTATATGAAAGAACGCGGTCACCCACAGCAGCACGGGAGCCAAAGTCTCTTGGCTGGATGCTCATAATTGCGCAGCTATCTATCACCTGACGCCGCATGCACCAGCTTATTGCCGATCTAAGCTGGCTAAGCACCTGACGCGCTCTTCGTGGATTATCCCTTTCCTCTTCGGTGAGGAGATCCACCCACTGCTTTACCGTGATGGAGGATGCCGGTCGATTCGGGAACGCGTCATGCATCCGCTTCATAACCGTTGATCGGTATAGCGCCTGAGTCTTTTCTCGGAGTGTTGTAGAGACGTAATTTTCGAACCAGTAGTCGAGGCACTGAGCGACCGTCAGGGAGTTCTGCGTTTTCTCTTCAAAGTAGGAGCGCGGATCTGTGCCGGAGAAATAAAGGTTTCGTAAATCAGACGTGATCTGCCTGGCATCCTTTAGAGATACCGACGGGTAGCGGCCAATGCCAAGACGATGAGGTTTACCATGCCAGCGATACCGGTACTGGAACTGGATGACCCCCTTTGGAGAAATGCGTACGCTGAGGCCATCAGCATCAGCCACTTCTTGTGGGCCCGAATATGGTTTACCATGAATGGTACGCAGTTTTGTGTCGCTGATAGCCAT